TGGGTCGCAAACTGTGGCCCAGACTGGACTGTCCGTAGGTTAAAAGCGTACAAGCAATTGTATGTACAAAGACTTGCGGGCCAGAAACCTAGAACTGACGCTTGGATCGCCATGAAACCGAGAGGTATTCCTCGCGGTCCATTGGGTGTCCTTTTTAAATGGAAGGACTACCGACGACGTGTCAGGGCTTTAAACGTTCTGATGGTCTATACAGGATTCGTCAGACAAAGAATAAGTGATGCCGATATGGAGAAATCCATAGAGAGCATTGCCCAACCGTTAAATATCCGAAAGCTCAGGTCCTATCGTAAGATGGGCTTGGCCTCTGGAAAAGTAACGGTGTTGTCTAGACAAAGGTGTAAAAACCGTGTCTTGAAGAACAATTTCTTCCGTTCTGGAATAACTCTAAACCCCAATAAGAGGTCTCTCGACCTCTATGGGCGCTCTTGCTCAGAGAGCAAACTAGCCAAGTTATCGGTCCTATTTGCCCCACTTTTACATGTGAGGACACTAACCGAATGGGATCCTTTCTTGGATCAGATCCTGGATCGCTTGCCCCCTAATCTCAGAGATTACATCAAAGAGAATCGGGCAAGCACTGGGAGGATGCCTACCGCCTTTATGGCGGCCTCTGTCGAAGAAATTCGGGAGAGGACTGATGGCAAGTTCCGTCGTGTTGCAAAACTCGATGGTGTGCCAGACGTTGTCGGCAGAATAGCGTTTTTGGCCGAGCCGGGACTAAAAACCCGTACTGTAGCCATACCGCATAAGTGCCTTCAGTATCTGTTGGCGCCCATGGCGCGAGAGTTATTCCGGCAGTTGAGAGCTCTGGAAAGTGACTGCACCTTTGATCAAAACAAAGGAGTCGAATTCGCTCAGCGTGAGCTGCAGCAAGGGAAAACGGTTTACTGTGTAGATTTGTCATCTGCAACAGATCATTTTCCTTTGTACTACCAGTTAGAGGTAGTGCGAAAACTCGGCATTCCAGAGCCTGATGTAAGACTTTTCGATACTGTCGCCAGATCGGCTTGGCTTTTGCCAAGGCCCGTAAATGGATATTCAGCTATCGCTTGGACGAAGGGACAACCCATGGGTTTATACCCTAGTTTCCCTGCCTTTGCTCTCTCCCATCACCGTCTTTTGACGGATATTGAGGAGGAGTTAGGTGTGAAAGACACCTACAGGATCCTCGGTGATGACATTGTCATCTCCGATGGAGATGTCCATGAGTCTTACAGAGCGAAA